GTAGATATACCTAACTGTCTTGATTTTAGTATTATTGAATAAGGATTTTCTTGCATTAAATGCAATACTTTTTCTTGAAATGGGTATAAATTAAATAATATTCTACCTCTTTGCGGGTGTTGGATATTGCAATACTTTTTCATAAAATGTGCAGGATCTTTTGCACATTTAAGGTACTCGTGTCTTATTATTTGTTTTAAATCCCCGCTCATATTAGTTTTTAAATGAAACTATTTTTTCTTCTTAACTTTCTCTATTGATCTACCTCCGAAGTAAGCACCAATTACTGTTATTAACACCAATTGTAATAAATCCGTCCATTTTTCTTCAACTGTAAAGCTAATAGTCCCAGCATCAATGAATATCATAAGAACTGTAGAAACTACTAAAAAAATCAATACTAATGGTCTTACATTTTTACTTAACCAACTGTCTGAGTTCATATCTGCAGACCATCTATCAGTTATATTTTGTTCCATTTTAGCTTCGTGTTCTACTATTAAAGCTTTAATTTTTCTTTCTGCGTTTAGTTTTTCTTCTTTGGATGTATGTAAATTATCTATAACTCCACCTACACCTTTTACTAAATCAGCTGCTCCTCCTGAAAATATTGTTGATAAAATACCCATAACTATTGAAATTTCTTAATAACTGACTTTAATCTTTGATTTTCTAATAAAGATTCTAATTCTTTTTTTATTTTATTTAATTCTCTTAATCTATCTTTAAATTTTTCTTTTTCCTCACCTTCAGGGGCAGCAGAATATTTTTTAACTACTTGCTTCATTTCCTTCTGCGTATCAGCTAATTTATAACCAATTTTCGATAATGGTTCTCCTTTTAAGTCTTTAGATTTTGGTTCATCTTCATCATCTTCAAATACAGCAGTTGGTTCAACGGGTACATTATACTTATCAATTACACTATCATTATAGGTATGATTAACATACCCATCATCTTGATCGTTACCTTCCTTCATTGATTTTTCTAATTCAACTGTTTTAGCTAATTCAGTATTATAATCTTTTTGAGCTTTAACATCATCTTGAGAAATATTTGCTTCTAATATATCAATTATTTCGTTTTTAATTGAGGATTTTAATTCTGATTTTTTCATTGTGTAAGTATTTTATTATAAATATCAAGAAAGAACTACTGATTTAACAATCTTTATACGTTCTTTAGTACTACCTTGAATAGTAGTATATTTAATATCTCTTAAATCCAATATACTTAATATCTTTTTATTAATTTCATCCCTATATTTAATATCAGTTTCTCTAACTCCATTATCCTCCATTTTAACTCCTACAGGAGACACATAAAATAAATGGTCATAATCATCAATTAAATGTGCTAAAGCTGAATTTAAATAAAAAGCCTCATTAGCAGTCATTGAATCTGATAACTCACAAAATGCCATAACATCTACAACGGTTCTATCGGTTAAAATTTTATCACATAATAACTCACTTGCTCTTTCAGCAGCAAATACTAATTGGCCCTTTAAAGTTGAATCCATATTTAATGGTATCCCTAAATCCATTAAATGTTTAGAGCGTTCTGTTCTAGAAGTATAATCTTTAAATTCTGG